GACTGTTAATCAATTGGTCGTAGGTTCGATCCCTACCGCCGGAGCCAAAAATCCAAATAAAATCAGATAGCTACACAGAGACCCGCTTAGGCGGGCTTTCTGATTTTTCTCCGGGGTAACATCTGGGGTAACGGATATTCGGTTTTCAATCGAATAAGAAAAAACGCCGCCGGGCTTGGAGGAAACCCAGCGGCGCTCAGGTGCGCTACTTAGACTGAGCAAGACCCGCGCACCGGGGCCAACTCTACAGGCTCGATTCGCTTGCAATGGAAAAACAGTCAGCGCAAAGAACGCGCCGTCTCATGGTTGGGGCAAAGCGTTTTTCACATCTCGCGCACGGTCGCACTGGTCGATCCAACCGCCTGTCCTTGCTCCACGGCAACGGCGCATTTTCTTTTGGGACAAGCCAATCCTCTCTGAGACCATTCCAGTAGGGTTGCTTGCGGGCTTCCTTCATACTGTCACCAGAGCCTCATACGCGGCCCTAGCAGCGGCTTTCACCGGGCCGCGCAAGTCACTTGGAAAGCGCACGCGCGGGTGTGGTGTCCACCAGCCCCAGCCCTTGTCCGGCACATGGTAGAGGCGACATTCCTCTAGACGGAAGCCGCGCACGTCCACATCGAAGGTCGCCACGACTTTGGCCCCGCGCTTCATTGCCAAGGGCGCTGGCAAAACCCTGATCCCCGTGATTGCAAAGTCACTCATCGGCCCAGCCCACCAGCGCAGCGGCGGCTTGCGGGTTCACGCCCGCCGCTTTGGCCTCAGCCATTGCCTTGACGATTGCGGTCATGGCGCGGGCACGGCCACCGGTGTCGAAGGCTTGCAAGGGTCGCATCACGTCCAGCGTGACCGGCTGGCCTAGCTTGGCGGTCGCTTCCTCACCGATCATGGCCGCGATGGGTTGCAGCACCCATTGGGCAAGGTGGCGCTGACCTTCACGGATGAGCGGCCCCGTCGCGGCGGGTGCGTTCATCGCGGGCAGGATGCCAAACGCCATGTTGATCCCATCGCGTGCCCCGGCGAGGGTTTCGCGCGTCATGGCCTTGGACAGGTCCGGCGTCACGTCTTGCGGTTTCCAGTCTTGCGAGGGTGCAGGCCCGCCCGCCGCCGCAACCGCAACCGATTCCCTCACCAGCACCTTGCCGCGATTGCCCCGGAAACCGCGCGCCATCGCCTCAAGGTCCGTTTGCGGGGCCTCAGGGAATGGCACAATCGAGGTGCCAAGCGGGGCCAGCTCAAAGACCTCAGCCAATGCCGATTCCAGCGCGTTCAACAGACCCGCCGTCAGGCTTGCCCGCTTGAGCGGCGCGGTGCCGTAGTAGGGTGCGGCCACATCGCAGCCGATCCGCAGGTGCAGCACCTCAGCCGCCAAGGCGGTCAGACTGCGCCCGCCGCCCGCCTCTGAGACGCTGACACGGTATGCGGTCGGGAAGCCGTCGCGGGTGCGCAAATCCCAATCCGAACACGCTACAAGCCCCTTGTCGCGGATGAGAAAAACGGCTTCCCCCCGCAGGGCCAGCGACCTGGCGCAGAGGGCCAGAGCGCGGTGGTCCAGAAGATCCGTGCCGGTCACGTCCGCAAGGCTCAGGCCACCCTCCCAAAGTGACACGGCCCCTTGTGCGGTCGCGGTCAGTTCGGCAATGCCCCGCTGCCCGCTCACATAGGCTTCCCGTGCGGCCATGATTTCAGCCGTAAAACCGGACCCGCTGGCCCGTGTCTCGACCTTGGCTTTGCGATTGAATGGCCACATGCTCAGGCCCTCCTTTTGTAAGGGCGCAGCAGGTCAGCCGCCCCGCTCAGGTCCATTGCGCGGGCAATCCACTTCGGATCGCGGCGGTATTCTTCGCTCATCTCGCCGCCCATGCTCATTCCATAGCTGGACACGCCCGCACGGTCCGGCTCATCGGCAAGATATTCGGCAAGGCGGCGATAGGCCTCTGAGACAGGCGCAGGGACCGGACCTGCGCCAACCTGACCCGTGATCCGAAACGTCCCGTCAGAGGGCAGACACAGGCCCAGAGGCCCCGGCAACAGGTCAACGGCGGTCCATGCCGCATCCCACCAGCGTTCGGCGGAATGGCTGACAAGCGGGGTCAAAGGGGGCACGAATTGATCCCCGGCCCGGCCCTCAATCGTCCATGCAACAGCACGGGCTGTGCAGCGTATGCCGCTGCACGCTTCGATCCGCGACCAGAGTGCGGCGGGGTCCAATGCAGCCGCCGCCGGGGATAGGCCAGAGGGCACGTCCGGCCATGCCGCCGGGGTAGCTTCGGATTGTGCAAGTAGGTCGATCATGCTCAGACCCTCCATCGGCGGGCGGCTTGCACCATGCCGTCCAGGTTCTCAGAAGGCGGAGCATCCCGTGCCCATGAGCGGGCTTCAATCTGTGCCTCGGAATAGGCGGGCCGCGTGACCGCACTCAATTCATAGAGGAGCGCCGCGTTCACCGTTCGGATAAGGGCGTTATGCGCCCCGTTCGCCGGATCGTGGCCTTCATCCTCCACCGTCTCGGCATCCTTGACCGCGCGTTCGGGCGGGATACGAAACCCCGGCGAAAGCCCCATGATAAGGCCAGCGGCCAATGCGGCCAGAAAATCGCGGACCCACGACACCTCTTGCATCTCAAGGGTGATCGTCGCCACGAAACTCAGGGCCTCATCGCTATCGGTCAGGTCCAGCGTGCCCGCCCCGCGCGATGCCAGCGGGCGGTCATAGGAATGGCCGATGAGAAAATGAATGTCCTCTTGAGGCCGGTCCACCCGATAGGAAAACGCCCGTGGTGCGATGATTTCCTTGCGTGGTTGGCCCGTGCGCCCGCCATCCGATAGGACAGCGGGCACGCCATAGGGAAAGCGGCCATGAAGCGCCAACGCGCCGGTTGCCCGCTTGCGGACCTCAAGCCCGCCTTCATGCCCGCCCCAGAGCATTATTCCACGCCCGTCAGAATACGGGTCTGGACCGCGCGGCTCACCGTCACGTCCATCGTGGCCAGCGCGGTCAGGCGCAGCGCACCGGATTGCGCGTCACTGTAGGGGTCACGGATGAGGTCAATCGCCCCCCACGTTCCGACAAAGAACGGGGCCACCCCGCCCGCCGTGGTGGTCAGCACCGCCTTGGACGCGGCTGGCGAGCCGGTCGGCGCGTCCAGAGCATTGTGCGACATCACGACCTCGCCAAGCGCATCGCTCATCCGGTCCCATTCGGTCACGCCGGACCCTGCATCCCAGATTGCCGCGTCCATCGCGTCCCAGACTTCGGGTCGGATGAGGGCGCGAACATCGCCGGGGCCAGTCGCGGCGTTGCCGGTGAGAAAACCCACAACCTCAGAACGGAAAGCGCCCCACGTCGCAGCGGCACCCACATCGACCTCGGAAATGCCCCAAGCGGACGCGCCCGCGAAAAGCCCGGTCGGCTCACCGGCGGACCCGCTACCAAGAAACACGGCACGGTCGAGGGCTTCCTCAATCGCGCCATTCATGTCGCGGCGCACCGCTTGTTCCAGACCAGCGCCCGATTGTTTGAGCGTTTTGCGGGTCAGGCGCATCTGGACGCCAAGGTTGTGATCTGGCTTCAAGGGCCGGTCGAGGGTGGTATAGGCGGCGGGTCCGGGCACATTGCCGGTCTCGCCATTGGCCCAGCCAGCCGTGACAGCGGACGTGGTGACGGGATATTCCATCTCACCCACGCCCACATTCACCATCTGCCCGCCCATGCGCGCGGCCACGGACCCCGCAAACAGCCGTTCGATGATAGGCGCGGTGCGCATCGGGTTCGGTGTGCCCGCCGCGACGGTTTCGCCCGCGCGGGTTTCCAAAGCGCCCCACGGAATAGGCACGCCACGATAGCCGCCATGACTGCGCAATTCGGACACGACCTCAGCCGTCCGGCCTTCAAGCGCGCGCCCCTCATCGAGGGCCAGCGCCACCTGACGCATCTCGAAACCGGCCATGACCTCAGCCCATTCCGTATCGGAGCGGGTTTCCAGTTCTGCGCCCGCGTCCCGGCGTTCTTCATCCTCAGCGATGAGCGCCGCGCGGTAGCGGGTCTCATTGGATCGGTATTCCGTATCGAGGGTTTCCATCGACCGGGTTTCATCTTCGGAAGGGCTTTCCTTGCCCACCAGCGCGGCGAGTTCCTGACGGATTTCGCTTTGGCGGCGCTGGATTTTCACGGAGTCCAACATTTTGCATCCTCGCTTTCGTTGGGGTTGTGCTGCATGTCGCGCAGCAATTCGCGCCACCGGGCGCGGTCGGGCGGAAGCGGCTTGTGGCCAACCTCCAAACGGGTTTTGCGGGCGTGACAGCGGGCGCAGAGCACCTGCAAATTGGCCAGCGCATAGGAAAGGTCAGGGCGGTCGCGGACGGGCAAGATATGATCGACCTCAAGCCGCCGCCGCGCGCCGCATTGGACGCATTGCCAGCCATCACGCTCAAGCGCCTGCATCCTCAGGGCCTTCCAGCGCGGGCCGCGACACACGCGGGCGCTGTGGCGCTTGTATTCATCTCGGCGGCGGCTCATTGGGCACGCCCCTGCACGGTCCAGAACCGCAAATCGCCGTCTGGGTCCACGCGCGACACGCGGATCACGTTCAGCACATCATCGCCAACCTGCACCCGGTCGCCGGGTGTGGGCGTGATCGTCAGACCGTCCACCGCCACTAGCAGCTTCACATCATCGGCCTGCACAAAACCGCCACCCTGACCTTTCAGCTCATCGTCAAAGGACGCGACAAAGCCGGTCGCGGCGTGTGGCGTCACTGGCCCCGGCGTGGACCCGCCACCGCCATCAGACACAGGCGCGCCTTGGCGCAGGAATGTGACCGCGCGGCCATGCCGTGCGATGAGGCGGCTTGCGGTTGCGGTTGTCATCCCCATGCCACACGCCCCCCGCGTCCCGTGGGCCTGCCCATGATCCGGGCACCCTCGGAAACCGCCAAAACCGTCGCAGCGGCGGCGTCGATCCGGCCCTTGGACCGGGCCTTGGCCAGCTTGAGGTTGTTTGCAGGGTCGCGCAGGGTGACCGCATCGGCAAAGGCGCTGCGCAATAGCAGCGACGGCGCAGCCTGCACCTTTCCATCGAAACAGGCACGGCGGAACCGCTCACAATCCTCGCCACCGTCCCGAAAGCCCTGACCGCGCCAGACAATCGGGGCACGGATTCCGGCCGCGTCGATTGCCTCGCCAAGTTCGGCTTGCTTGTATCGGTCAGCCGTGACCGCCGCGACCGGCTCACCCTCCACATGCGCCATGATTTCGGCAAGCCATTGTGCGACCGGCACAGTCTGATCGCCCAGCGTGTTCAGTTCCGCGCGGTCGCTCATTTGCACATAGCGGTCGCCAACCCCGTCAGACTGGCCACGGTCCAGCAGCGTCGGCTTGGACGGAAAGGTGCCAAGCGCCTCAAGCCGCCCGGTGTCGGGCCAATAGAACGCCGCCGCACTCATCGAGGCACTGCCCCCAAGGTCGATCCCGATCACAACCTGGCCCCGCCGTTCGGGCAGGCTGGACACCTCGCAGGAAAGCCATTCATCGACCGTCAGCAACAGGTCGCGGGTTTCACCGCTCACCCGTTCATTGCGGTTGTAGAGGCGATATGAGGTCAGCGTTGAACCGCCCCGCGCAATCGCCCGCTGCGCTTGCCCTTGCAGCCATTCGAGGCTGGACCCGATGCCATGCGCCGCGCCGGGGTTTGCGGCCTTGAGGCTTTCCAGATCGTCAGCAGGAAGCCCCGGCGGCGGGCGATGCTCTTGACGGTAAACGCCCTCTTGCTCTTGATCCAGCCACACAGAAAACGGGTGTGCATCATCCGGCGCGGACGTGGAAATGATGATCGCGCGCCCGCCGCGCTTGCCCATGCCGGACAACAGCGCGTGCTCAAGCGCATCGCCGTTTTCCCCAGCCCAATGGCCCCGCTCATCCATCAGCACCAGCGTTGGCGCAGACCCCAGAGCAGTCTTGCCATCCGCTGCAATCGCCCGGATGAAATGCCCGCCACCGTCGCCCTCATATTCGATTTCAAGGCGCGGGCTGCGCCGGATCGTGAATTGCTTTTGCTCATCCTCAGACAGCGACAGGATGAAACCGGCCACGAAGTCGAAGGCAATCCGCGCTTGATCCCGCGTCCGGGCCGCGATGAGGATTTCCCGGCGGGGTTGCCGGTCCCAGACCCCCATGACCGCACCCAAAGCGATGCCTGCCGACAGCGCAGACTTGCCATTGCCCCGCCCGATGGACAGCACCGCGACGTTGACCCCATCCGCCAGCGCGCCCTTCACGAATTGCCGCTGATACGGGGCCAGCTTCACAGGATCGCCAGCTTTCGGCCCCTCAGGGATTGCAAGGCTTTCAAGGAAACGAATAGCTTTCGTGGACGCTTTCGCCGCGCTCATGGCCGATCCTCCCCGGCTTGGCGGCACAGCGCGAAGAGATAACTCCCCCCCGCGACCCCACGCCTATTCGGAAAGGGGGGCATTGGGACCAGATCGACCGTCATGCGTCCACCCTCGCGGCTTTGCACTCCGCTTCTGTGACCAGACCAGCGGCAATCAGTCCGCGCGCGCGGTGAGCCGTGACATTGGCGAGACCCGGCGACCTTTGGCGGATACGCTCAGCAAGGGCACGGTCAGCAGCATCGGATTGCCCTTCATTGGGCAAATCCGTTGCGCGCGCACTCGCGCGGTTTCTTTGATGTTTCTTTGACGGTTCGGGCGCACGTCGTGCGGGGGGTGGTGTCGTGGTGTGCGGGGGTTTCTGTCGTGGTGTGCGGGGGTGCACGATATGCTGGGGTGCATCCTGTGCAGGGGTCAGGGTCAAGAAATAGGTGTTGCAGCCGCGCGGCCCTGAGTTTGGTTCGACCCTGAGATAGCCACGCTCAGCAAGCGCCTTTGTGACCACCTGTGCCTTACGCACGCTGCACCGCGCCAGCTTGGCCACCCGAGCCATACTCGGATAGCAGCGGCCATCGTCGTCCGCATGGTTTGCCAACGCCAGCAGCACCGACGCCTCATAGATGTCAGTCAGATCAGAATCCCACACCTGAGACATGACGCGGATACTCATGCTCAGGCCACCTCACACTGCGCCGCAGCCTGAGCTTCAACCCAAGCCAGCACGTCAGCCTGACGCCAATATCGACGGCGTGAGATGTAGATAGGTCGCGGAAAGTCCAGCGCCGCATCATTCAGCCATCGCCAGAGCGACATATCAGAGATACCACCGCATAGTTCGCGGACGGTCGCAGCGGGTATAAGTTTTTTGTCCATCGGGTGCCTCGACGTTCGGAAACGTTAGGCCTCCCAATATTCACACGTCGGCACCCCGAGCGAGGGGTATATAATGGGCGGATATTTTATTCCCCCGCCAAGACGTCCGCGATGTTACCCCTCAACGAGATTTTCTTTCGATAGAGTTTAGCGAGGTCTTTGGGCCGATCATCGCTGACATTACCCTCAAGTTCTTTTGCGCATTGCCTTGCCGCGTCTGCAATCTCAACGCCATTTGAACACCGCTTTCGAATATCGTTCATCGCCGCCTGCGCAGCATTACTACCCCAAGGGACCGGGACAGTGGGACGCCCTCTGGGCCGACGGTAGCGCGGCACTTGTCGCAGTGTTGCCACCTTCAATCGCGGATGAATGTCAAAGTCAGCTAAGTTCATTATCTCATTGCCAGCATCGAAACGCAGGCCAAGGCTTTCCTTGGCGAGTTCGATAGCGTCATTTCTGGCGGAGTTGTTGGGGCCATTCACAACCCGCCAGAGGTTTACCCACTCAGCAATCCAAGGCCTCTCCAATTGCCAATTCAGAGCACGGCTTTCTTGATCTTTCCCTTGGCTTATGCGCCCTGCGATGTAAGCGCGATACTCATCCAGAGTGTCGGCTACGGCATGTCCGTCGATCTCAAAAAGGCAAACCCTAAAGTTCTCTATTTCGCCATCATCCGGCCAAGCTGCGCGCAACTCTGGTTTTTCGCAATCATAGTTCCAGACCTCAGCCTCAACGCCCACCTCACCCTCAGCGAGAAAAATCAGTTCCGCCCAAGTCACATCCCAATCCCAAGGTGGAAAATCCATCAATGAGCCTCCCCAATTCTAATCACGTTCTCAGCTTTCCCATCCACAATCTGAGCAACCAAACCCGCCCAAGCGTCTAGCGCGCGGCGCTTTTCATCGGCGTAGTCGTGACGCTGATAAACAGCCACAATCCCGCCGCCGGTTCCGCTAACATGGTTTAGAACGGCCTCGGTCACTCGCACCGGTATCCCTAGACGGGCCATGCCGGTTGCGGCAGTCCGGCGCAGATCGTGAAAAGTCCAATGCGGTATCTCGACCGGCCCACCTGCCTCATCGGATGCAATCACCGACATTCTATCGGCAAGGTGCTTTCGCCCGCGATTGAACCCGCTCAAAGGGGTCCGGCCTGTGGTGGTGTGATACAACCCCAATGGCCCGTCGATCCGGTCCATATCGCTCAGCAGATCACGCACCACCTCAGACAACGGCACGTCATGGGCACGCCCGTTTTTCGTCCGATGGGCAGGCATGGACCATGTATCCGCTGCCAACTCAACGTCAGAAACGCCCGCGACCTCGCCAAGGCGCTGGCCCGTCAGCAATAGCATCTTGCCTAGAGGCCCCCACGGCTGGCCTTCAAATTCGCAAGCACGCCAGAACCACCTTATTTCATCGTCACTCAGAACACGGTCGCGGCTGACCTCTTTTGCAACGGGCTTAACACCCGTTGCCGGACTCATCGGGATAATGTCCCGCTCAACACACCAGCCAAAGAACGTGTTGAGATAGGCACGGACCCGATTTGCGCTGACAACCCGGCCCGAATCCGCAATGCCGTCCAAGAGGTCGATCACATCGCGGCGCTGTATGTCTTGAATGTTTCGATCCCCCCAGACCTTAACCACATGTCGATCCAGTTCCCGCCGGACTGTTTTTCGGCTTTTGAGCGTGACAAGGTGGCGTTTGTCGTATTGGTCAATCAGGGTTTTCACCTTGTCGCGTTCGCTCAGTTCCGCCTCAAGGCGCGCGGCGCGGGTTGCTTTCTTTTCAGCAGCGGGGTCGCGGCCATGCTCAATCTTGTCGACGGCCTCAGTCGCGGCTGCGCGTGCATCGGCCACTCCCATGAGCGGCCACTTGCCAAGGGTCAGCTTGGCGGGTTTGCCTGCCCATCGGTAGCGAAGCGCCCACGACTTTGCGCCCGACGGCTGCACCACCAGATAAAGACCTGACAACGCCGGGTCTGGTATTTCCCGGCGGCGTGCCGGGTCAGGTTTTGCAGCCTCTACGGCCTTTACGGTAAGTGGTCGGGCCATGTTCTATTCCCTCTGTCACCCCAGCATCGCGACCACTTGTTTTTTGCAGGAATGGTCGCCGCACCTTGATCTTGCCCGTTACCCCAAAGCCGTCGGGGTAACACAGGGGTAACGGATTTGACTGATTTAGAGCGTTACCCCGTGGTAGGCACTGTTAGACGAATATGATCTAAACACAAGAAATATATGTGCATTTTAAGGATCGACCGTTTTACATAGTTAGGCGTCGTTTGCCTCTGAATTTCGACTGTTAATCAATTTGTCGTAGGTTCGATCCCTACCGCCGGAGCCAACTTCCCCCAGCAATGATAAGTCACGCGTCGCGTCGGTTTGTTTGCGCGTGGGCTGTGGCCATATTTTACGTTGAGGATGTAGGTGAAATGTCGGTATGGTGCCCAAAGGATCGCATTCAAGTTAAAGCGCTCGGCCTTGTTTGGCGGCATGGTGAATTGCTCGCGGCTCAGATTGCCAATGATGACGGCAGCCTGAAAGGCGTTCGGCCTTTAGGCGAAGAGCTGGATGTGGCCGTGCAGGTCACCGGGCCGTCGCTTATCTTGGAAAACATATATACCCATCAGGGCGTTCCTGGCCATGAGGTGGTTTTTGTGGCGGAGGTCGATTTCCCGGACACGGCCTATGCCGGTGGCGGGCCTATCACGTTTTACGAAGACAACGGGACTGTGTGTCGCGCCGATTGGTATGATCTTGCCGCGCTCGATACCGGCGGGCTG